AAATAATCTGTTTATCAGTCTTGGGAAGACTTAAAAAGCACCCTGGTGGAGTCAATATGACCCCCTTAGGTTTCTTGCTTCCTTAAAGAGCAAGTGGTGCGGATGGGACTCTCTCCCGCCTGGTTTCCAATTTCCAGTTAAAGAGTTGGTGGCGAGCCTGAGTTACATAAGAGGAGTTGCATAAACTCCTCTTTTTTTGTATAATAATAAAAAATTTCTCTATATGAAAATCGGTTTTAATTGTAGTTGTTTTGATCTTTTTCATGCTGGGCATGTGACGATGCTTAAGATAGAAAAGGAAATGTGTGATTACTTGAAGGTAGCACTTCAAGTTGATCCAACAGTAGATAGACCTGGTTTAAAAAACAAACCAGTACAATCCATCTATGAAAGATATGCTCAAGTACAGGCATGTAAATACGTTGATGAGATACTTGTCTATGATACAGAAGCAGATCTTCTCAATCTTATTAAAACTCAAACTTTTCATATTCGATTTTTAAGTGAAGAATATAGAGATGTTGAGGTTACAGGAAAACAATACTGTATTGATAATGGTATAGAGATTCATTATCATATGAGGAGACATCAATACTCCACTACAGAACTTCGTAATAGAGTTTACGATCTTGAGAATGAAAAAAGAGAAGAAAAAAACATTAAAGACATTAAGCAATATTCCCCAGAACTTTTAGAAAAATATGGACAAAAATGATTGATACAATGAATACAAAATCTAAAGTATTAGTTGCTGGTGCTAACGGGATGGTTGGTAGAGCACTTGTAAGAAATCTTGAGGCAAAGGGATTTATTAACATCATCAAAGGAACCAGAGATGATGTTGACTTTACAAATCAAGATGAAGTTGAACGCTATTTCTGTTCTGAAGAACCAGAATATGTATTTCTTGCTGCTGCTAAAGCGGGCGGAATTATGGCAAATAAAACATACCCCGCTAATTTCATATATGATAACTTGATGATTCAATCAAATATCATCAACACATCTTATAAATTTGGAGTAAAGAAACTTCTTTTTCTTGGTTCTTCTTGCATTTATCCGAAGTATCCAAATATTCCAATTACTGAAGACCAACTTCTTGCTGGACCTTTGGAAACGACAAATGATTCCTATGCAATTGCAAAGATTGCTGGAATTAAAATGTGCCAAGCATATCGCAAACAATATGGATTCAATGCAATCTCATTAATGCCAACAAATCTTTATGGACCTTATGACAATTTTAATATAGAAACTTCGCATGTTCTTCCTGCAATGCTCGCAAAGTTTCATGCTGCTCTTGACCATAGTAAATACTGGGAGGTAAAACTGTGGGGTAATGGTTCAGCAATGCGTGAGTTTCTGCACGTTGATGACCTCGCAGAAGCATGTTACATTTGTATGCAAAACTATGAAGGAGAAGAGCACCTCAATGTTGGTACAGGTGAAGACGTTAGAATATGGGAACTTGCAAATATTATTGCTGATGTTGTTGGTTATGATCGTCATATTAACTGGGATTTCACTAAACCAAATGGCACTCCTCGTAAAGTTTTGAATGTTGATAAAATTAAATCGCTTGGGTGGCAACCACAGATTGAACTTCATAGCGGAATTGTTCAAACGTATGAGTGGTACAAGAAAAATTTGCTCTAATGTGGTATAATATATACTAGGAGATTATTGATTTGTTTATGACTCAATATAGAAAAACAGCACTTGTCCTTGGTGCTGGTGGTTTCATTGGAAGTCACATGGTTAAACGACTAAAGAAGGAAGGATATTGGGTACGTGGAGTAGATGTAAAAATTCCCGAACACTCCAAAACTGAAGCAGATGAATTTATTCTTGGTGATTTAACTGATCAACTTCTTTCCGATAAAGTTGTTCAGTTCAGGGGATATGTAAATAATTTTTATAAGTTTATTCCTAATAACTTTATTGATACTTTTGATGAGATTTACCAGTTTGCTGCTGACATGGGCGGTGCTGGATATATCTTTACTGGAGACCATGATGCAGATGTGATGAATAATTCTGCATCAATCAATCTCAATATTCTTCGCTCACTCAAAAATTTGAATGAGATGAAAGGAGTAAATAAGACAACTATTTTCTTCTCTTCATCTGCTTGTATGTACCCAGAGCACATTCAGATGGACCCAGAGAACCCTGGTCTCAAAGAAGACGATGCTTACCCTGCTGGACCTGATAGTGAATATGGATGGGAAAAACTCTTCTCCGAACGACTGTATTTTGCCTATAATCGTAATTATGGTATTCCAGTTAGGGTTGCTCGTTACCACAATATTTTCGGTCCCGAAGGAACCTGGAGAGGCGGTAAGGAAAAGTCACCAGCAGCAATCTGCCGTAAGGTAGCGGAACTTTCTGCTGAAGGTGGTGAGATTGAAATTTGGGGAGATGGAGAGCAGACACGCTCATTCCTTTTTATTGATGAGTGTGTGGAAGCAACTTATCGTCTTGTTCAATCTGACTTTATGGGACCAGTTAATATTGGTTCTGAGGAGATGGTGACAATCAATCAACTTGCAGACCTTGCTGCGAAGGTTGGTGGTAAGACGATTACTAAAAAACATATTGATGGTCCTCTGGGTGTTCGCGGCCGCAATTCAAATAATGATCTAATTCGTGAAAAACTCCAGTGGGATTATTCTATGCCACTTGAGGAAGGCATCGCAAGAACTTATGATTGGATCAATTCACAAATAGAAAAAGAAAACTATATTCCTTTCTACCATCCAGTTTGATATGAAAATTACAGTATTAGGTTCGAGTGGGCAAATCGGTGCCTATCTCGTAGAGTATCTTCGTAATAAAAGACATCAAGTTCATGAATTTGATTTGGCAAACACTTCAGATGAAGATATGACGACAATTCCAAATCCACTTTTAGAAGAGAGAATTGCTGATTCTGATTTTGTATTTTTTCTCGCATTTGATGTAGGTGGATCACGATACTTAAAAAAATATCAACACACCTTTCAGTTCATCAACAACAATTGTCGTCTGATGGCAAATGCATTTACTCTTCTACAAAAATATAATGTGAGATTTGTTTTTGCGTCATCTCAGATGAGTAATATGGGTTATTCTCCATATGGAGTTTTAAAAAATGTTGGAGAGCTTTACACCAAATCTTTGAACGGATTGATTGTTAAATTTTGGAATGTCTATGGTATTGAGAAAGACCACGAGAAGGCACATGTCATCACAGACTTTATCCGTAAGGGGTTTGAAACTGGTGTAATTGATATGCTTACTGATGGTGAAGAACAACGTGATTTTCTTTATGCTGAAGATTGCTGTGAAGCACTTGAAACGGTAATGGAAAATTTTACTGACTTCACCTCAGAAGATAATCTTCATATCACTAGTTTTTATTATACAAAAATCAAAGATATTGCTAGTATGATTTGTGGTCAATTTTCCTTGAATGGAAAGTATGATATTGTTCTTCGATTTTCAGAAGAGAAAGATTCGGTTCAGTTAGACAAAAGAAATCTGGCAGATACTTTTATTACTAAATGGTGGATGCCGAAAACATCTATTCAGGAAGGAATTTCCAAAGTCTTTAATGCGATGAAGGAGGAATATGAAAGTAATTGATGCATTTTTATTTTGTTATGAGTTAGATTTACTAGAACTTAGATTAAATTTATTGGAACCATATGTAGATCATTTTGTAATTAGTGAATCTAGACAAACTCATTCTGGATTACCAAAAAATTTGTTCTATCAAGAGAATAAAGATAAGTTTAAAAAATTTCATCATAAAATAATCTATAATGTTGTAGGAGAACCAACTAAAGAGGATTTAACCACTGTTTCTAATCTATATGATATTTCTCATAATAGGTGTTATCAACAAGATGCCTATGAAAAAGATAGTATAAAGAAACAAATAGAGAAAATATGTCAAGATGATGATATTATTATTTGGAGTGATCTTGACGAGATGCCAAATCCAGAAGTTTTAAAATCACTAAATTCATTTTATGAAAAAGATGTGGTTTATAATTTTGCACAAGAAAATTGTCAAGGGTATTTGAATTGGGTAGAAACTACCGGTATGCTTCATTCTCAAACTAAGGATTTTGATTATGAAAATAATCCTAAGTGGATCGGAACTAAAATGTTTAGTTATAGTATTTTAAAAAAATACACAATGACACAAATGAGAAGGGAGTTGCCAAATGAGAAAAATTTTAGAGTATATCCTGGAGGTTGGCACTGGAGCACTGTTGGAAGTCCCGGAAATTTATCTTATGAAGAGAGAGTTTATGAAAAAATAATAACAACGTCACACTCTAGTGAATTGATGGTTGATAATATGATGGAAGTAATTAAACATAGGATATCTAATAATCAAAATCCATTAGGACAAGACTATGCAAGATATGATATTATTCCATTCACTGAAGAAAATTATCCAAAGTATTTGTTGGATAATAAAAACAAGTATGAACATTTAATTAAAGAATAGGCAAAAGAGGAGTATAACGTAATGATTGTTTCTGAAATTTACGATGGTTCTGGTATAGGAAACCAACTTTGGCATATTATCGTTCCAAGAATTATTGCAGAACGAATGGGATATGACTGGGGTATTCAGAAAAAACCTACCACTCCATTTAAAGCATGTGCTTTCATGACTAACTTTGATATGGGTAAATCAGTCATTGGTGGGCATGGACCAGAAGGTGGACCTCCTGTTAAACTGCCAGAAGGAATTGCCAATTACTATTTGGAGCATAGGCAGCGATATCCTTCTTACATGGGTGGGGAGGAAATGAATGTCTTTGATGAGCAACTTTGGAATCGACTTGAGGATAATACGAAAGTAGAAGGTTACTTTCAAAATATGTCTTACATTAATGACCGCAGAGATGATATCATCAAGTGGTTGGACTATGATAACAAAATCACTGATTACTCTTCTGATGATATTTGTGTAATCCAATTCCGTGGTGGTGATTACTTGACTGGTGCTTCTTGGGTTCCTCCTGAATATTATCATAATGCTGCAAAACATATGTTGGATAAAAATCCAAATATGAAATTTGTTTGTGTAACTGATGACCCAGAACATGCAAGACAATTCATTCCATTTGCAGAGGTTGTTGGTTCTGCAGTAATGGAAGAAAAGGATCCATATCAAGGTAGTATTGGGTGGTATGCTTATCCTGGTGGTCCTGTTGGAGTTGATTATTCAATTCTCAATACTGCTAAAAATGTAATCATGTCATCTTCTACTTTTGCATTTTGGCCTGTTTGGACCAACAAGGATTGTGATGTAATCGCACCTAAGTATTGGTTTGATTATAAAACTTCTAACGGTTGGTGGAGACCTCATGAATCGATTGTTGATGATTGGTATTGGCTAGATCGTGAAGGTGATTTAATGACGGGTGCTGATTGTAAAGATGAATATGAAGATTATAAAAATGCAAAATTATTTTATAGGAGTATTAAATGAGCAAAGTTAAAATTTATACTTATTCCCATAATCGTCCTGATTTTATCCAACTTCAGTACGAAACAATTAAACGCCATGTCAAAGATGACTATGAGTTTATTGTGTTTAATAATGAACGTCCTGGTGGTGATCCAGGTAGTGGGTATTCCTCAGAAAGATTAGATCAAATTTTTAATATATGTAATGAATTAAATATTAAATGTATACGAGTTGAATTAGATCCTGAATTAAAATATATTAATGGATATTTACAATATGATGATAATGGGTCATTTGCTTTAGGTGGAAGTTATGCTTGTTCATATGCATTTACTTGGGGGTGGAAACATTACATTTCAAGAGATAAATCCGTATCCATAATGATTGATTCTGATATGTTTTTTATTAAAGATGTATCTTTTTCTAATATGATGAAAGAACATAATTTTGCTTTTGTACCTCATTATAGGCACTTAAGTTATTTTAAAAGTGAAAGTGAACCAGGAGAATTTGCCTTTAGTTATCCATGGAATGGGTTTGTAGTTGCAAATATACCTAATATGCCAAATCCTCATGAATTGAGTTGGGGACTTGCAAATTACAATGGAATAACATGTGATGTTGGTGGAGAATGTCTAACGTATATGAATAAGTATAAAGATCAATTGAAAATTAAATATTTTGACCAAATTTCTATTCAAAGAGATTCTTATGTTGAAAATGATCCTCATACAATACCTAAAAATCAAAATCAAATTGAAGTCGGGATAAATGGTTCTTTGGCAGTTTTACTTGAATATGATAATGAAAAGGATTTGATTCTTCCTTTTGAAACTTATGCACCTATAATAAAGGGGGGTGCTTATTATGCTGATAATAGAAGTTATCCATATCAAACAAAAAGGGATAATTATTGGGAATATTTTAAAAATATGTTCCAATATATTATTGATAAATTTTTAGTAAAATTTAATTTTCCTAAACCATCTTTTGTAGATCTAATAAAATTAGAATCTGATGATATTGAAGAATCCTTTATTTTTCATTATAAAAATGCAAGTAATAGTCACATTTGGATGGGGAAAAATTATAATTCTAAAAAAACAGAATCATTAAAAATGTTACTTAATTAAATTAGAGGAAATAAAAAATGCCATTTGATATTTTTCCAAAAGATGAAGTAGATTTTTTTAATTTAATTAAAGAAAATGTTAAAGTTATTTTTGATATTGGATCTAGGGATGATATTGATTATTTAAAAAATTCTTATGATAAATCAAGAGAGTTTCATTTATTTGAACCTGATCCAAAATTTTTGACACAAATTAAAAATCAAATTAAACAATTAGAAGATACTGAAAGTGTAGAAAATTTAATATATCTTAATTGTTTTGGACTGGGTGATAAAGAAGGTATTTTTACATATTATCCAAATACTCAATCATTTGTTTTTAGAACATATTTGGCAACTTCTGAAGATGTTGGAATTTCCTTTCCTGTTAAAACTTTAGATAGTTATTGTAAAGATAACAATATAAAAAAAATTGATTTTCTAAAAATAGATATTGAAGGTATGGAAATAGATGTCTTTAATGGTGGAAAAAATATTCTTAGTAATACTGATATAATTCAATTTGAATTTGGATCTTGTATGTTAGATAGAGGAGTATCACCTGAAGATTTGCTTAGATGTTTTGATAATAGTAAATTTGATATTTTCTTACAAAAAGTTGATCCAAGACATCCTTTTTATTTTGAATCTATGCCATTGTTGATACCATTAACAATAGAATTATATACTACAATTAAAAAATACATGATTGAAGGTAGTGGATGTAATATGGTTGCAATTAAAAAAGAAATTGCTCCTCAATTATATAATAAAATTATTTCTAATTAAGAACAAAAAATTTATGATTAGTGTTTATGGTGCTTCTGGATTTGTGGGTGATAGATTCTGCAATATCTACCCCCATTTCATTGTGAAGCAAAATAGAGATGAAAGAATCCCAAAAACAAAAAACATTCTTTACTTAATTTCTACAGTAGACAATTACAACGTTCATACCAATATTACATTAGATGTTGAAACCAACCTCAAAGTTCTTTGTGAAGTTTTGGATTTTTGTAGAGATTCTGATATTGTCTTCAATTTTGTTAGTTCTTGGTTCGTATACGGGGAAACTGAATTACCAGCAAAAGAAGAATATATCTGCAAACCAACAGGGTTCTATTCCATTACAAAAAAAGCAGCAGAAGATTTATTGATTTCTTTCTGCAGAACATATGGTGTTAAATATCGTATTCTTCGATTATGTAATGTCTTGGGTAAGAGTGACAATAAAGCATCTCTCAAAAAGAACGCTTTGGTTCACATGATTAATCTTCTTAAGCAAAATGAAGATGTTTATCTATATGATGATGGAACACCAGTTCGTGATGTAATGCATATTGATGATGTATGTAGAGCAATAAAACTTATCTGCGATAAAGGAAACATAAACGAAATTTATAATGTTGGAAGTGGACAACCAACAACTATTGGTGATATAATTGGTAAAGCAAAGGAGTATCTGGATTCTAAGTCGATTATAAAGTCAAAAGAAGCGCCAGAATTCCATAAGATAGTTCAGGCAAAAGATTTTTGGCTTGATACTTCAAAGTTAAATCAACTTGGATTTAAACAATCAATTCCAATAGACAAAATAATCGGAGAATTATGTATCAGTTAATTGACAATTTTATTGAGTCCGCAAAAGAAATGGATAGTGATATCTTTCCATTCATTGCTAATAAAGATTGGGTAGAAGGTAAACCTGTTTATTATTCTGGACCCTATTGGGATGATCTTGAGGCAAAAGAACTTATTCATTCAGTCTTAAAGGGAAAGTGGCTTTCTTCTGGTGAAAAAGTGAATAAGTTTGAGCATGAGTTTTCTAAAAAGTTTGGATTTAAATATTCTGTGATGGTGAACTCTGGAAGTTCTGCTAATTTAGTCATGTTTGCTGCTCTTAAAAAATATTTTGGATGGCAAGATGGCGATGAAATCATTGTTTGTGCGTGTGGATTTGCCACTACTGTAGCTCCAATTGTTCAGTGTGGTCTTAAACCAGTCTTCGTAGATATTGGGTGGGAGGATTTGAATTGGAATCTGGATGAAGTTGCTAGAAAAATCACAAATAAAACAAGAGCAGTTATTTCTTCTCCTGTTTTGGGGAATCCTTATGACATTGATAAGATTGTTGATATCTGTAAAACAAATAACATTCATTTGATTGCTGATAACTGCGATAGTCTTGGTAGTAAGTGGAAAGGTGAATATCTTACTAAACATGCTATTGCTGCTTCTTGTTCTTTCTATCCCGCACATCACATTTGTACAATCGAAGGTGGAATGGTATCTTCTAATGAGAAAGGTATTGTTGACCTTGCTCGTAGTTTTGCTTGGTGGGGTAGAGGTTGTTATTGCGTAGGGCAACAGAACCTTCTTTCTAATGGAGTTTGTGGGAAAAGATTTGATACTTGGTTGGAACACTATGATGATGTAGTTGATCACAAATATGTTTTTTCTAATATGGGATACAATCTAAAACCACTGGATTTGCAGGGGTCTGTTGGATCTGTTCAACTACTTAAGTTTGATGAAATTCATCAAATTCGTAGGGAAAATAAAACAAAAATTCAAGATATTATTGAAAAAATTCCTGGAACAAGAGTTGTAAATGAAAGAGTTGAATCTGAAACAAGTTGGTTTGGTGTACCTATCGTTTGTGAGGATAAGACACTAAAGAGATCTCTTGTTGCATATCTTGAGGAAAATAAAATTCAAACGAGAAACTATTTTGCAGGGAACATTTTACTTCATCCTGGATACAGTCACTTGGATGATGCCACTAAATATCCTAAAGCAAACCAAGTTCTTGACAAAGTGTTTTTCCTTGGATGTTCACCAACGATCAATCAAAAAATGATTGATTATATCGAAAAAACTATTCATTCTTTTATCGATGCTTGATTTATCTAGAGTAACTCTTATTGCTATTGACAACACAACCAGAGTGAGTGGCACTATTAAAGCAATTTACACCTGTATTGAGCAAGCAAAATTCGGTTCAGTAAAACTCATCACTTCAAAGGAAATTAAAGAACAATATAAAAATACTTTACAGCAAGATAATATTGTTGTGGAGGAAATGATTTATCCTATTACTGAAATTAATGAATACAGTAAATATGTCTTGTATGACCTCTACAAGCATATTGATAAAGATTACTGTCTACTAATACAAGACCATGCTTTTATTGTTAATCCAGAGGCATGGTCTGATGAGTTTTATGAATATGATTATATTGGTGCTCCTTGGCCTCATCAAGAAAATTCTTATTTAACTCCATTTGGTGAACACATTAGAGTTGGAAATGGTGGATTCTCTTTTAGAAGCAAAAAACTTCTTGAAGTTCCTTTGAAAAGAGAAATACCTTTTGATTGTACTACTGGTGATTTTTATAAACACTTTAATGCGAATAATTTTGCTGAAGATGGGAATATTTGTGTACACAATAGACACATGTTTATTGAAGAAGGATGCAAGTTTCCTTCAGTTGAAGTAGCAGCAAGGTTTTCATATGAAACCGCAGTTCCAGAAAATCAAGGATTAACTCCATTTGGTTTTCATTTTAATCTTCCTCCCACAATTGTAATAGAGGAGTAATTAATTATGATAGGTTATAATAGACTCGGTTCTAACGGCCGTCTTGGAAATCAAATGTTCCAATATGCTGCCCTTCGTGGTATTGCAGCACAGCATGGATATGATTGGGTTGTTCCATCCCCAGAAGGTTCACATCAAACTAACTATGGACTTTTTGATTGTTTTGAAATGAATGGAGTTGGTGAAAAGAACTTCGGATTTGTTCCTTCTAATTATCCAACTTATAAGGCAAGCACGGGTGCATTTGATGAGGGATTCTTTAACTCTTGCCCCGATAACTGTAATCTTGAGGATTACTTCCAAACAGAGAAGTATTTTTCTCACATTAAAGGAGAAATCAAAAAAGATTTTACTTTTAAGTCAGAGCATTTAGAACTTTGTAAAAATTTTATTTCTGAAATTGGTGAAGTTATTTTCTTACATGTTCGTAGAGGTGATTATGTAAACCTCCAATATTATCATCCTGTATGTGAACTTGAGTATTATGAGCGAGCACTAGAAAAATTTGATAAGGATATCCCTGTTCTTGTATTTTCTGATGATATTGCATGGTGTTCTAAGCAAGAAATTTTTAGACCAGATAGATTCCTTCTTTCTGAAAACAATGAACGATATGCCCATGTTCATCTTGACGCTGATGGTCAGATGAGGCACTCTTTGATTCCTTATATTGATCTTTGCCTAATGTCTCTTTGTTCTGGTGGAATTATTGCTAATAGTTCTATGAGTTGGTGGGGAGCATGGTTAATCGAAAACCCAACTCAACCAATTGTTGCTCCCAAAGTATGGTATGGATCCTCTGCTACTGTTGATGATAGTGACCTTATTCCCGAAAGGTGGGAGCGTATTTGATGCCCAAAATTTCCATCGCAATTCCTGCATACATTAAAGATGAATTTGATTTATCATATCTAAAAGAATCTTTTGATAGAATTGCTAAACAATCTTTTAGTGATTATGAGGTAGTTGTATCAGACAATTCTTCAAATGATTTGATTGAAAAACTTTGTAATCAATATCAAGATAAATTTTCTTTACTTTATAAGAAAAATCTTGAATATATTGGAATGTCTGCAAATTCAAATTTTGCAATGGATTTATGTACCGGAGAATACATTAAAATTTTACATTGTGATGATTATCTTTATGAAAACAATGCTTTAGAATTGATCGTTAAATCTCTTGATAGTAGTGATAAGCAGTGGTTAGTGAATGGATTTAATCACACTTATGACTCTATTAATTTTTTTGATCCAAGAGTTCCAGAATATCCAGATCATTTATTGGTAGGAAATAACTTGTTGGGGTGTCCAACTAACATAACCATTAAGAATGATGATCTAGAATACTTTGATAATAATGTTCAAACAAGTATGGATCATGAATGGTATCATCGCCTTCGTATGAAATTTGGAATGCCTATAATACTTCAAAATATTTTAACAACAAGTAGGCAGCATAATAATAATACTACATCAAAACTCAATTATGATGTTGTTGTTGAGGGTGATGGTTCCTCTTGGCAATTTATTCAAAGTGAGTTAGAATATTTGCAGAAAAAACATGCAGATTTTTTTGAAAGTTGGGAATATCCAAATGGTTGATTTATCTAACGCTACTTTTATTATCCCACTAAGAATAGAATCAGCAGATAGAATGAGGAATATTATTACTCTTCTCTGTTTTCTTTTTGTTAATTTTAATACTAATGTAATTGTAAAAGAGGTTGATAGCGAACCTGTATTTGCGGAAAATGTCCTACCCCAAATAAAAGAGTTTGTTGGTAGAGATATTAATCTCACGCATGTATTTGAAAAATCTGATGATTCTGTTTTCTATCGGATGCATATTTTAAATGAAATGCTTTCGATGTGTAAAACAGATGTTGTTATTAACTATGATTGCGATGTTCTCATGCCCGTGCAAACATATGTAAATGCATATCAATCAATTCTAGATGGGACATCTGATGTTGTGTATCCTTTTGGAAATGGAAATTATCAAAAACAAGTTCAAGTAACTGATGAGATTGTTTCTAATTTCTTGAATGGTGATTTTGATTTCTCTATCCTAGAAAAAACATCTCAAGTAAGCACTTCTGACTTTGGATGGGTTCAATTCTTTAATCGCTCTTCTTACATCGAAGGTGGTATGGAGAATGAAAATTTCAGAGGTTCATCTCCAGAAGATAAAGAAAGATTTTATAGATTTACTACTCTTGGTTATAATGTGGGTAGGATTGATAATTGGATTTATCACTTAGAGCATAGTAGAGGTCCAAACTCTTGGCCTGCTTCTATTAGAGGCAATCCTTATATGGCACAAAATTTTGAGGTTTGGAACCATATTCAAACTTTAAATAAACAACAACTAAAAGAATATTATTCACAACAAGAGTATCTCAAAAAATATGTTAGCATTTAATCAGATAGGCAATCTGGGTAGACTGGGAAACCAAATGTTCGAGTATGCTGCCCTTCGTGGCATTGCTGCTCGTCATGGATATGAGTGGTCAATCCCTCCTTTTCATATGAAGGGAATTGAAAATTATAGCTTAAGTGAATGCTTTAAGTTAGAGTCTGTGACTGAAAAAAATATAGGGACATATGATAATTTTCAATATGTTGGGGAGAGGTTCTTTCACTTTGATAATTTGCTATTTGAACAGTGTCCTGATAATGTAAGTCTTCATGGATTTTTTCAATCTGAAAAATACTTCAAACATATTTCAGATGAGATTCGTGGAGATTATATTTTTCTCGATGAACACCTAGAACCATGTGAAGAATTTATCAGTCAGTTTGATGGGCAGGAACCAATCATGCTCCATGTTCGTCGTGGAGATCCAAATCTTGTTGACCCAAGAGGATTTAAGTGGGCATATGTAAATTGTTCTGATCAACATCCAGTCCAATCTTTGGAATATTATGAAAATGCACTGAAGCATTTTGATGGGGACCAACCTGTAATTGTATTTTCTGATTCCGCAGAATGGGTAAAAGAACAAGAGTTTTTCTCTAATGATAGATTTTTTATTTCAGAACCACAGGAAAAGTATGCTGATGGTTCTTTTCTACCCTATGCAGATTTGTGTTTGATGTCTCTGTGTTCTCATGCTATCATTGCTAATAGCTCTATGAGTTGGTGGGGAGCATGGTTACAATCCAATCCAAATAAAAAAGTCATCGCACCAAAAATGTGGTTTGGTCCTGCGTATGCGGACAAAGAAACAAAAGACCTTTATGTAGATAACTGGATTATTCTTTAATGTACGTTTCTTCTTGCCCTCTTCGAGTATCTTTGTTTGGTGGATCAACAGATAATCCATACTTTGTAGAAAAGTATGGATATGGTGCTGTTATAAGTTTTACTTGCGATCTAAAGACTTATATTACTTTACATGAAGACCGATTTGGTTATAATATGCAAGGTCACAAATACATTGTAAATTATTCAAAGAGGGAAGAGACTGAATGCATTTTGGATATTAAAAATGATTTGGTGCGAGTAGTTCTTGATTATTTTAACTGTCCACCTTTAAATGTAAGTATGACAAGTGATGCCTATTCTCAAGGTAGTGGTCTTGCATCTTCTTCATCGTATTTGATTAATTTGATCAAGTGCGTTTCTATGTTTAAAGGTCTCAATATGACTGATGTTGAGATTTGCTCTCTTGCTTATGAACTAGAAAGAAAGTTTAATCCTTATTGTGGATATCAAGACCCATACGGATGTGGTATTGGTGGATTTAAGAGGATTGAATTTCAAAGAGGTGGGATTGTAAAGTATGACTTTCAATCAACAGAATTATTTAAGCACTATGATGCACATTTGGTATTTACTGGTGTCACAAGAAACTCAAAGAATGTCCTCAAAGATGTGAGTGATAATCTTGATAAGATACCACCACTTCTTGATACACTTGAAGTCGCGTATGATTGCTTACTTCAGAAGAATTATGACGAATTTCTATATCATTTAAATCAAAGTTGGGAACAGAAAAAACAAACTAGTTCCACTATCAATGAAAATACAATGATTAAGGTCATTGATGAGTATCTACTAAATAGTCCACTTGTTATCGCACATAAGTTGTGTGGTGCAGGTAATGGTGGTTTTTTCTTGACTTTTTCTGAAAAAAACAAATTGACATTACCATATTCTTCAGTTAAAATTAATGTATCCCCTGACGGAGTAAAAGGTAAAAAATTATGATTTCATTAGAAACGGAGCACCCTGTAGCAATTGAATCTCCCGATCATCTTTGTCCCCATGGATGTATTCGTGACAATTACCCTTCAATTGGATTAATGTCTGAGGTATCAGAATACTTTGAGGACAAACAAATCGTTATGATTGATCTTGGTTGTGCTGGAGGTCAATTTGTTGTGGATTTTATTAAGCAGGGAGATATTGGTATAGGATTGGAAGGTAGTTCTCATGTATTAAATGGAGAAGGTAAATCAAATTGGAAAAAGTATCATAATAAAAATTTATTTTTTTGTGATATTACAGAAGACTATCAACTATTTTTGAACAACGAACCTCTAAAGGCGGATTTTATTCATTCGGAAGAAGTTTTTGAGCATATTAGTGAAGATAAAATAAATAGTCTTCTAAGAAACATCAAAAAACATTTAAAAGAAGATGGTATTTGTGCTTTTGGAATCTCTTTAGTTCCCGACATTCAAGTCAGAGATGCAAATGGAAATAATGTTGAACCACCTTATGACGAAAATGATACTACGTTAAAGTTTTACAAATTACATCAAAGTGTTTTTCCTGCAGAATGGTGGAAAAATAAACTTGAAAATAATGGGTTTGAAATTTTAAATAATGGCAGAAACGATGAAAATCATTTTGGGTACATTTTTAATAATACAGTGAGGTGGGATTACCCAGGAAGTGCTTATTTTTGTTGTAAGTTAAAAAATGTTGATGAATAATCCATTTTCACAATATATTGAAGTACTTCGAGGTGCTCATATAGAAGAAGAGTTTGAAAAATTTTCCACAGCATTTATTTCTTATAAAAGAATTGTTATTCTTGGTAATGGTGGAAGTAACTCTGTAGCATCTCATATTTCTCAAGATTATATGAAGTTTCATAGTAAGAAAGTTTCTATTCTTTCGGACCCATCAATGCTTACTATGCTTACTAATGACTTTGGATATGAAAAGGCATATCAGAAGTTTTTGGAATATTATGTTGAGGAAGATACTCTTGTTATTATTATGAGTTCTGGGGGTGAGTCCAAAAACATGTTGAATGCTCAAGAATGGTGTGAGCAGAATAAAGTTGCTTACGGTGTTTTGAGTGGATTTGCTCCTGGAAATTCCTTGAGAAAAAATGCAGTAAGTGCTCTTTGGAACTATTATATTAACAGTACTGATTATGGTGTTGTGGAGTGTGTTCATCAAATTTTTCTTCATGGAGTTGTATGAGATATTGCTTTGATATTGATGGAACTCTTTGTGATACTCCAAACAATGAAAAAGGAAAACCAGACTATGTGAATGCTCAACCATTTTCATTTATGGTTGAGCAAGTTAATCGTTTGTATGATGAAGGTCATTATATCATTATGCAAACTGCAAGGGGTAAAGGTTCTGGAATTGACCATACTGAACTTACCAAAAAGCAACTTGCTGATTGGGGATATAAGTATCATGAGTTGTTTCCAATGTTCTGTAAACCAACTGCAGATATTTTCATCGATGATAAAGGGGAGAATGTTGAGAACTGGAAACAAAACCAACCACCAGTTAAAGGCATTATCGCAGGAGCATTTGATTTAATCCATCCAGGTTATATTAGAATGTTCAAAGAATGTAAGACACATTGTAATCACCTCACAATTGCTCTTCACGAAAATCCATCATTAGCAAGACCACATAAACTGGTCCCAGTTCAGAGTTTAGAAGATAGAAAAGAAATACTGAGAGCAATCAAATATATTGATGATATTGTAGTCTATCAAGCAGAAGATACTTTTCTCTCATATCTTGACGATTATGATATTAGATTTTTGGGTGATGATTATCGAGATGGTTCTTATACAGGTAAAGATGAAGAAATAAAAATTATTTTTCTTGATAGAAGTCATGATTATTCAACAACAGAATTAAAAAGAAAAATTGTAAAGTCTTGGAGGTAAAATGAAAGCACTTGTAACTGGAGGGGCAGGATTCATTGGCTCAAATCTTGTTAATAAATTAATTGAAATGAATTGGGAAGTTGTTGTTATCGACAATGAGAGTGCTGAATGTAATGAAAAATTCTACTGGAACCCCAAGGCAGATAATCATAAATTAGATATTTGTGATTATAAGTTTACGCGAGATTTATATGATGATGTGGATTATGTTTTTCATCTTGCTGCAGAGTCTAGGCTTCAACCAGCAATTAAAAATCCAATTAATGCTGTAACCAAAAATGCTGTAGGCACTTGTACGGTTCTTCAGTGTGCAAGAGAAGCAAATGTGAGGAAGGTAATTTATTCTTCAACCTCCTCTGCCTATGGTCTTAATAAGTATCCAAATTATGAAACTGACCCTAATGATTGTCTGAATCCATATTCAGTCTCTAAAGTTGCTGGAGAAGAATTGTGTACACTATATACGAAACTATATGGACTTAAAACAATTATCTTTAGATACTTTAATGTTTATGGAGAACGTTCGCCCACCACAGGACAGTATGCTCCTGTAATTGGTATTTTCTTACGTCAAAAGAATAATAATGAACCATTGACGATTGTTGGTGATGGAGAACAGCGTAGAGACTTTGTGCATGTCCAAGATGTTGCAAATGCAAATGTGATGGTAGCACTTGCAAATCTTGATGACGAATCTTACGGAACAGTGTATAATATTGGAAATGGAGAAAACATTTCTATTCTAGAAATTGCTAAACTAATTTCTAACGAATACGTTCATATTTCGCCAAGAGAAGGTGAAGCGAGAACTACTCTTGCGTGTATCGATAAAGCAAAAAATGTATTTGGTTGGCAACCAAAACATAATGTAAAAACTTGGATTGAGGAAAACAAATGAGTACATTCGTAGTATTAAGAACTGCTGCACTAGGCAACAGAATTAAGTCATATGCCTCTCACATGGCAAGATACGATAAAGTGATGATTGAAAAACCGACAGATGTTCATTTGTTCGAAAATTTTGAACTAGCAACACCAGAAGACATTCAAAAATATCCTCATACTGGATCTGTTTGGCGTTTACTTGTTAACGAAGACGAAGAACATTATATTGAAAATTTAAAAACAATTGATGGTCTTTATAATAAAGTTCCTCAATATTTTATTGATAAGTATGTGCCAGTATTTCAAAAGTTTAAACTAAAACCAGATCTTCAAGAAGTCATAGACGAGATGACGAAAGATTGGGATAAAGATAACATGGTGGGTATTAATATTAGAAGTTGGTTACCTCCGATAGATAACTGTGGAAGAAGTGTGTGGATTGATTTTGAAGGGTTTGAGAGAGAAGCACAGAAATTAAACTCAACTCAAAAATTCTTCTTTTCATCAGACAATATTGAGATTAATAATTACTATAAATCAAAATATCCAGACCAAATAATCACTCTTCCAAGAACTGTAAATACAATTGCTAATGATGGATATGTTGATGATGTACAGCAAACCAAAGAAGCATTCTTAGAAATGTATCTTCTGTCTCAGTGTAAAAAGAAAATAGTGTGTTCTTTTGGTAGCACTTTTAGTGAAGCAGCATGGTGGTTTGGTGGATGCAAAGCTGAGGTAGTAACTCCTACTTTTTGGGATAAAGTCCCACAAGAATTCTATGACGATGTTTTTCAGAAAAAATAATGGATCTCTTAGACAAAAATAAATCTACGTATAAACTAAAAGGAATTGGTCCGATCTATTACTTAAATCTTGACGAACAACCAGAAAGACGACAGTACATGGAGGATCAATTTAAATATTGGGAGGTTGATAATTATACTC